CGTGACGTTGACGTACCGGGTGGTGCAATTCGTGACGCGATTACTTTCATTCCTTACAAGGAACCAAGTTCCGTCTTGTACCAGTTACTCCAAAATATCGTTGACGAGGGGAGAAGGATTGGCTCCGTTGCAGATATACAAGTTGGAGACATCAACGCGCAAGCGCCAGTAGGAACAACACTTGCCTTGATGGAAAGATCCATGAAGGTCATGTCTGGAGTGCAGGCCCGTTTACATGCCGCGCTAAAGAAAGAGCTTAGGTTATTATCTTTTGTTGTTAGAGATTTTATGAATGAAGAATATGCTTATGAAATAGAAGGAGACTTTTCAAGATTAAAAGATTTTGATGATAGAGTTGATGTAATACCAGTCTCTGATCCAAATGCAGCAACAATGTCACAGCGTATTATGCAGTATCAAAGTGCATTACAATTATCTCAGCAAGCCCCACAATTATATGATATGGGCAAGCTTCACAGACAAATGCTTGAGGTTTTAGGAATAGATCAAGCAAAAGAAATAATTAAACTTCCTGATGAAATTAAACCGGCAGATCCAGTTACTGAGAACATGGCAATGCTTAAACAAGAGCCAGTAAAAGCGTTTAAGTATCAAGATCATGAAGCGCATATACAGGTGCACACAGCTGCTATGGAAGACCCAAAGTTAAGAGAGATTGTAGGGCAGTCACCTTTTGCCTCTGCTATTCAGGCCGCTATGACAGCGCACATAACTGAGCATGTTGCATTTCAGTACAGAAAAGAAATAGAAGAAAGACTTGGTGTCCCAATGCCAGATGAAGAAAAGCCTTTACCAGAAGATGTGGAAGAAGAGTTGTCCAGAGTCACTGCTGAAGCTGCTTCAAAGCTATTGCAAAAGAACACACAAGAAGCGCAAGCTGAAGAGCAAAAGAAACAAGAGCAAGATCCATTAACTCAAATTCAGAGAAAAGAGCTTGAAATAAAAGAAACAGAGCTACAGCATAAGATTGCAATGGATAAAGCAAAGCTTGACTTAGAAAAAATGAAAGCTGAAACAAATGAAGATGTTCAGATGGAAAGAATTAAATCTGAAAACAAAAGGGAAGGCGCAAGACTTGCTGTAGACATGGCTAAAGAAAAAAATAAAATGACTAAAGAGGGTGTAGAATTAGCTATGAATCTAACAGAAAAGATGGATAAGAATGCGTAACGAAACTCTTTACACACCAATTTTAAAAAAAATTAGGGAAGAAAAAGAAGCTGTAACTATTCATATGGCAAACGGAAGACCTAAAAATTTTGAAGAATATCAAAGACTTGTAGGCAGACTAGAAGGTTTACAGTTTATTGAAGATGAAGTATTAGGCATAGAAAAGAAATTTATTGACGACTAGGGGGTTACAAATTGTCAATAGGTGTGTATAGTTAAAATTAGACTAGTATGTCTAGCACGGGAATAAGCCCGCATGGTAACTGTGAGCCATAATCACTGCAAAAAGGAACAGAGATGTACTCTGCAAAAAAAGTAAACTACGAGGAAGATTTAAAGTTAAAACTTCCTGAGCCAAAAGGTTATAAGCTGTTAATAGCTATCCCAAAGGTTGAAGAAAAAACGAAGTCAGGCGTTTATATGCCAGACACCTTAACAAAAATGGAACAAACTGCATCAATTATAGGTCTTGTCGTAGAGATGGGAGAAGATTCATATAAAGATGAACAAAAGTTTCCAAATGGTCCTTACTGTAAAAAGGGCGATTTTGTTATATTTAGATCTTATTCTGGAACTAGATTTAAAGTTGAGAATGAGGAGTTTCGTTTAATTAATGATGACACTGTGGAAGCAGTTGTTGATGACCCTAGAGGATTTGCAAGAGTATGAGTGATAATACAGCTGAAAAATTAGAAAATGAAGTTAGCGAAGAGCAACTTGATTTAGAAGTGGAGGTAATAGATGACACTCCAGAGGAAGATAAAAACAAAACAAGGAATGAAAACGCTCCTAAAGATAATGTCCCAGAAGATGACGAGATTCAAAATTATAATGAGGATGTTAAAAAAAGAATTAATAAACTTAAATATGAATATCATGAAGAAAGAAGAGCTAAAGAAGCGGCTGAAAGAACTCAAAACGAAGCTGTTAGCAGGCTTGAAAAAGTTCTGGAAGAAAATAAAAGGCTAAGAAAAACCCTTGATGATGGAGAGGGTGTTTTAGTTGATCAAGCTAAAAAAAGAGTTACAGCAGAAATAGAAACTGCAAAAAGAGAATACAAAGAGGCATATGAATCTGGCGATTCAGACAAGATACTAGCTGCACAAGAAAAATTAAATAGAGCACAGAACGAGCAGTTTAAAGTTGAGTCTTACAAGCCGCCAGTAAGGGAGGCTGAAAAAGAGGTTTCCCCTTCCTCTGAGCCAAGTAAGCCTCCCGTTCAAAAGAGACAGGAGCCAACATCTGCTGATAAAGCATGGCTAGAAAAGAACGATGAATGGTTTAATAAACCCGGACATGAAGAGATGACTGGATTTGCCTATGGAATACATGAAAAACTTGTAAAGGCTAATATAAATCCATCACTTGAACCGGATGAATATTATAAAAGAGTTGATGAAGGGCTAAGACAAGCCTTTCCTAAATATTTTAACAAGCAGAACGTGGAAGAAAAAGAGGTTGAAGCAACGCCACGAACTGCTGGTACCGTGGTTGCCCCGGTAGACCGAAGTGCAAAAAAACCACGCAAAGTGCAATTAACCTCTACCCAAATCGGACTCGCAAAACGACTTGGGCTTACCCCTGAACAATATGCGCAACAATTATTGAAGGAGTCAACAAATGGCTGATAATGTTTTTGATAGAGAATCAAGAGAAGCAAATACTAGAGAGTCTGAAAAAAGAAAAGTAACATGGCAAAGACCATCTGCTTTACCTGACCCTGCACCACAAGAAGGAGTTGAGTTCCGTTGGATCAGAACAGCTTCACTAGGTCAGAGTGATATGTCTAATGTTTCTTCAAAGTTTCGTGAAGGATGGGAGCCAGTTAAACTGGAGGATCATCCTGAGTTAAAAGTGTTGCCAGATGTGGATTCTAAATTCAAAGGTAATGTAGAGGTTGGAGGATTGTTACTTTGCAAGAACTCCAAAGAAAACATGGAGGCCAGAAGAGATTTTCAAAAGCAGCAGGCAGATTCACAAATGTCAGCTGTTGATAATAATTTCATGAAGGAATCCGATCCACGTATGCCCGTTCTCAAACCAGAGAAGAGCACACGCACAACGTAATGTAATTTTTAATTTTAAGGAGACAATTATGTCAGCAACAGCAGCTCCTTTTGGATTAAGACCGGTAGGTAACTTAGGTGGAACATATAACGGTTCTTTCCGTCAGTATCCTGTTCTCTCATCATATTCCACAAGAATATGTTTTGGTGATGTTGTAAAACTAGTAGATGGTGGATCAACAACAACAATTGAGAAAGATACTGGAACTACCTCGGCTACTCCAATAGGTATTTTTTTAGGGTGCAGATTTATTGATGTCAGCACTAAACAATTAACTTTCAGTCAGCAGTGGTCTGGTGCAGCGCATACAGAGGGCATGGCTTATGTATGTGATGATCCAAATGTTTTGTTTGAAATTCAGGCAGACGGCACTGTAAATGATGACGATATTGCAGCAAACTGTGCATTAGTACAAGGAACATCAAGCGCTGCTTTAGGTATTTCTAGAGTGTCACTTGATATTAGTACAGCAGCTACTACAGCAGCATTACCAATAAGAATCGTTGATTTTAAAGGCGGTTTTGATGGTGATGAAAAAGGTACTTCGTTTCCAATAATGCTATGTAAGTTCAATACAGGTCATCAACTTGGTATTGGTGTCGTATCTGGTAACGCACCATCAGCAGCTTAATAGGGAGATTGAAATATGGCTATATCAAGAGCGCAACTCCTTAAAGAGTTGTTACCGGGTTTAAACGCACTGTTTGGCTTGGAATATGAAAAGTATGAAGACGAACATACTGAAATTTATGAAGTAGAGAACTCAGAGCGTAGCTTTGAAGAAGAAGTAAAGTTATCTGGTTTTGGTGCAGCTCCTGTAAAGCAGGAAGGTGCGGCAATTTCATATGACACTGCACAAGAGTCATTTACTTCAAGATACAACCACGAAACTGTGG